GACCAAATAGACCGTGCAATAGAAGTTTATGTAACTAGAGAACGTGTTACTAAAGGATTAAAAGAACGTAAGAAATTAAAAGAAGAGAGAGAATCATATTTAAGTGAAATAAAAATTGCAATGGGTGAAATTGCAAAATTAACGTTAAACAAGAGTAATTTAGAATTAGCACAACTAAAAATAGAAGCAGATGTAGGTCCACTTAAATATGTTGCAGAATTAATATATGGGGCCCAAGCAAAAGACCATTTTGATGAAGCAGTTAGATATATAATTATAGTATTGATATTTGTATTTGATCCATTAGCAGTATTGTTATTGATTGCCGCTAATATATCAATGAGAGAGAGGAAAATTGCGAAAGAAGCAAAAAAGAAAAAAGAAACAAAAGAAATTAATTGGCAAAGGGTTGCTGCTACGTCAAAAGCTACGGCGAAAAACTTACGAGATAAGCAAAGCTTTTACAAAACATTTTTTGCAAAGTTAGGTAAGAGAGATTTAAAAAATAGAGATTATGAAGACTTTTTTAAGAGTATTGGTACAGATGAGTTACTGAAATTAGGTTTGGATCCAGATGAGATTAGAATTAAATTAGACCAGATAATGGAATGGAATGACCCTAATTATAAACCAAAAAGGGAAATAAATGAGTAAATGTTATGGATTTAAATTACATTTAGAACCTACACCATTTGGTGCAGATGTTCCAGAACCTAAAACTATTGAAACATATGTCTATAGTGACACAGGTAAAGACATAGAACAACGTTTTGTTCCACATAAGGTTACTGATATAAAAGAAATAAAAGACCCTAATAAAGATGTATTTACATCCGATTCAGGTTGGAGAAGTAAAAAATATGCTGAAAAAGAGTATAATTAGTTTATCGTTATTGGTATTGTTAAATGCGTGTGGAGCTACAGCACCAGCGTTATTAGCGACTAGTACAGGTGCGTATTCAGAATATAAAGTTATGTCTGTAATAAAGACAGGTGTAGATTTTACTTTAAGTTTAGCAAAATTGCCTACAACTAACGATATGGTATTGTCACGTATAACAGGTTTTGAGTGTAAAGTCAGTAGAATAATTGAACAAGGTATAGAGTATGTATGCCAAGATGTAAAAGTACATCCACCAGAAAATGGGCAGACAAACATTGACAAGAAGAAGGAGAAATGATATAATGGAAATATGGTTAATAGTAGTAGTTACATTATGGGCAATTGGTTTAGTCTGTAATAACTGCTAAGTGATACAAGATTGGATAAACGTGTTAGATAATGAGTTTATATTCTGGCATAGAATACATAATTTAGAAACAGCATTAAAAAATGCTAAAAATAAATTGTGGAAAACTATGTGGAAAAAGAAGTTAGTAGAATTTATGAAAAAACCAGAGAATAGAGATTATCAATTGAAAGTTTTAAATGAGTATGGTATGAACGTTATACCTATGAATAGAACATTACATTAGGAGAATATATGGCAAATAGACAAGCAATATTAAATGCATTAAGAGACCACGCTGAAGGTAACATATCTAAAGCAAGGGCAAATGTTGAAATATTTTTAGACAATGCTGTTGGTGTTGCAACACACGGAGATGTGTTAGAAGAAATTACTAAGCAATTAAAAGTAATATCTGATAATTCAGAAATTGTTGAAGTTTTAGATAAACATTTTAAAAATGATTAAAAATCTTTTAGATGGTGGAATAGCAATTCATTATAATTTTTTCACAAAAGAAAAATTTAATAGTATTAAATCAGATTTAGATAGTTTGAAATGGGACAAAGTACATCAACCAGCAGGTTCGTCTTATGGCAATAGAATGCAGGCGTTTCCTTGTTATGAAAATCAATATGATAAAGAGAACGATTATATCAAAACTAATATAGAAAGTATATTACAAACTAAAATTACTGATTTCAAGACAATTGCTAGAAGAATCATATTGAGTGAAATACAAGAATCTACACAAAATTTTGGTAAATATGGTTTTATACATAGGGATTATTTACCTGAAGCTGAGTCTGAACCTTTAATAGCAGGTATGATGTACTTTGACCAGGCATATGATGGTGGCACGGCATTTTTTAATAATCAAATGGAGAAAGTGCCAGACATTTATATAAGTGCTTATCCAAATAGACTAGTTTTATATCACGGTGGTAGATACCACGCTCCTTGTTTAGATTATACTTTTGAAGAAAGATTAACATTATCTTTCTTTTTTAAAATAGAAAAAAAGAAAAATGACATCTAAAAAAAATATGTATAGTAATAGGACTCCTAGAAGGATACATAGAAATAAAGGAGGTCGTAAAAAAGGTACGATTGCTCCTATGATAAAGAAGCATTATAATTTTGGAGCGGCAGATGATGAATTCGGAATAAGAAATGAAGAAGATTATAACAGACTAAAAAAGAAGTATGAAGTTAAAAATTAAAAAATATGAATATCAAAATATTGCTGATTGTATTAGAAGTGACCAAGTACCTGCCTCGGCAGTATTTGAGTACTTTTCTAATAAACCTTTTTATAGGTGGTACAAGAAGAAATATTTAAATGCCTAGATATACTTTTGAAAATAAAAAAACTGGCAAGGTGTGGATAGATTTTATGATGATTGCAGAAATGGAAGGTTACCTTAAAAAGAATAAACATATTGTACAAGTGCTACAACCAATAAATATAGTATCAGGTGTTCAAGGTGTGTCTTATAAAACAGACGGAGGTTGGAAGGACAACTTGTCAAGAATAGCTGAAGCTCACCCAAACTCACCCCTAGCAGAACGACACGGAAAAAGAAGTGTTAAAGAGGTGAAAACTAGAAGCGTGGTGAAAAAACATAAGTTAAGACAACAAGGGAAAAAATAATGGCAGATAAAGATATACCAGATTATATGCGAGGTTTTGACCTAGATAACGATTGGGGATTTACTCCAGTATCTAGTAAACCTAAAGATGACAAACCTGGCATTGACCCAAAATTAGTAGAAGGAACAAATATTGAATTATCTAAAGTTAAATCAGATGTTTCAACTATTAAATCTATGATGAACGAAATTATGCAAATAGTTAATGATAAAGAAACTGTAACAAAAGAAATTAGTGATGAAGAGACCCAACAAAAATTTAAAGATATTGAAAAGATTGTATTACCGTTTTTATATAATTTATCAAAAAGTGATGAACCTTATATACATTGGCCGAATAGAGGTCCAATTATAAAAGGTCAAATAGAAAAAATATTAAAATTAACAAGAGGATAATAAATGCATTTAACAGAAAATTTTTCTTTGAAGGAGCTGACCTCTAGTCAGACGGCAGAAAGACACGGTATTAATAATAATCCTAGTGAAGACCATATTGACTCGTTAAAGAATTTGTGTGAGAAAGTACTACAACCGTTAAGAGACCATTATAAGAAAGTGGTAACTGTATCAAGTGGGTACCGTTCTCCAGAGTTATGTGTTAAAATTGGTTCTAGTCTTAAATCACAACACGCTAAAGGGCAGGCGGCGGACTTTGAAATATTTGGAATAGCGAATGCTGAATTAGCAAAATATATTATTGAAAATTTAGGCTTTGACCAACTTATATTAGAGTACCATAATACAGATGAACCTCACAGCGGCTGGATCCATTGTTCTTACAAGAATTCAGATGATAATAGAAAAGAAGTATTAAGGGCATATAGAAATGAAGATGGCAAGACGTTATATGAGAAATATGATCCCAGCTGAGAGATTGCTCGTTGGTATAATAGTGATACTGTCAAAGATAAGAACAAAATCATTGATATGTACGCAATGAAAGGCGTATAGCATTGACAAAGCATAGGAGATATGTTATATTATTAATATGAGTATAAAGAATAAGATTGAAGTATTAAAAGAAACAATTGCTTGGTTTAGAAAACAAATTGAACCACACGATTGTGGTTGGATGTACACCACTATTGATGGCATTAAGCATAGAATAAGTGCATTAAGAAAAGAATTGAGGATGAAGAAGTGAAAGAGTTTAACTGGATTGATGTAGATAAAACAAAACTTCCAACAACCAAAGGCAAGCGTATAGATGGTTTTCGTTTCTATCAAATAGATGGTAAAAACTATCCATCAATTACAACTGTACTTGGTGTTCAGAAAAAAGAAGGACTAGAGAAGTGGCGTAAGGCAGTAGGTGAAGAAGCAGCGAAGTGGGAAATGGGTAGAGCAGCACGTAGAGGCAAAGCAACTCATACACTTGTTGAACAATATCTTAAAAGTGAAACTCCAGCGATAAGGGATGTTTTACCATTAGGTTTGTTTAGATTAATGAAACCTTATTTAGACCAAATTGATAATGTTCAATTGTCTGAGGAAATAATGTATAGTCATAAATTAACTATTGCAGGACAAGTAGATTGTGTTGCTGACTACAATGGTAAATTATCTGTAATAGATTTCAAGACAGCGAACAAGGAACGTAAAGAAGATTGGATAGAAAATTATTATATTCAGACTTGTGCTTATGCAATTATGTATGAAGAGTTATTTGGCAAACGCATAGAACAATTAGTTATATTAATGGCAGGTGAAGATGGCACAATGCGATCCTTTATAAGAAATAAAAAAGATTTTGAGAAAAAATTAGAAGAAAGTATCAAATACTTTTATAAATATTACGAAGAACTAAACAAAGATAAAATCAAGCAAAAAGATTAACAAAGTGGCTGGAAATTATCCACGAGAGGTCACTTATGTTAGACAAAATAATAGGAGCGATGGTAGGAGCAATACTCTTAACAATGAGTACATTTGCTGTAGCGGAGCACGAAGGTGCAAATCCAATGCCAGATATTCCTAAAGATTATCAACCAGCACCAGAAGTAGGTAATCAATTATATTGGTTACAAATGCCTGTCATATGTGGAACTAGTGAAAATGTGCTTGCGTATCTTGAAAGAAATCATTTTGCATTGGTAAATGTTTCTGTTGGTAGAGATAGAGCAAAACCAGATGGAGAACCAGTTTTTATAGTACAATATTATGTTGACCCTACATACAAACAATCAATTGTAGTTATGACAACAATGAGTGGATTAGAGTCTTGTATGTTATACAAGACATTTGATTTAGAATTTGTAAAAAAATTTAATAAAGGGATAAATTTATAATGAATTTGACGTTGAAGAATAGTTAATAATTAGTGAGGACGTGGGTGCAATTCCCACCACCTCCACCAATTTAGAACACATTAAAATGTGCTGTAAGGGGGTGAGCTAGAATCGACTACTAACTAAACCTATTTGGAGTTAAATCGCTGACAACGTACTGTTAAATCATAAATGCAAACGAACAGTTTGCTCTTGCTGCCTAGTTAATAGGTGACGGCCTTGCCTGACAGGTGGCAACAGAAGTCAGGCGCTTTACATTTTAATATAAATATGTTATAGTAATGTAATGAACTCAAAAGAATTTTCACTGATTATAGAAGATGTTGTAAAAAAACATAAAGGAATGTCATACGTGGATGCTATAGTACATTATTGTGAAGAGAATAATCTTGAAGTAGAATCAGCAGGACGATTAATTACTAAACCACTCAAAGAAAAAATCCAATTTCAATCACAAAAATTAAACTTATTAAAAGGTGGTAGACCAGGAGTGTTACCATCTTAATATGTGGGATAAAATAATGTATAACTATATCTATCACTGGATAGAAAAAGTAGCCAGTACAGTAAGTGTATGGGCGTGGCATAAAAGAGAAAGACTTTTACGAAAAGGACAAAATAAAAAATGAGTGATGATATAGAAGAAATATTAGATGATATAAGAAAAGTTAGGAATGATTTAGTAGCACAAGCCAATCCACATTTTCAATCTTTAACAAACATAATTTATAAATGGGAAACTAAACTTGCAACAAAAGAGATAGAAGATAAGGATGAAGAATAATGTCGGTGTGTCAATGTGGTAGGTCACCAACAAATCTTTGTATTGGGTGGCATAGTTTAACAGAAGAAGAATACAAAAAAAAGAAAAAGAAATATGATGAATTGAAAGAAGAAGAAAAGAAAGTGGCATTTCATCCAAGAGCAATAGATGGATTTGGAGATTAATGATAGATAATAACAGTGATAATATTAAAAGATAAAAAAGATATAAAGTTTGCACCAGAAACATTTTTGAAAGATTATGAGTGGGAATCTCACGGTCAATATGATAGTCTAAATTTTGTTAATAAAAATGTAAAAGTTTTATCAGTAAAGTTTAGTGTAGTTGGTGAAAAAACTTATAAAGCATTTCCTAATTTAGAATGGATTGTAGTTCGTCAGCACGGATATGATAACATCAATCTTAAAGAATGTGAAAAAAGAAATATAGGCGTTGTTACTACAAAACCATTTGCACAATCAACTGCTGATTGGATAAATCAGTATATAAAAGATGATGATAAAATTGCATTAATAGGTAATGGATCAGTTGGGTCAAAAGTAAAATCAGATAACATAACAGTAGTAGGAAGAAATGTATCTACACCAGATGATATATATGGATTTCTTTGGCATAATTATAATACATTAATTGTAACCGTCCAACCAGAGAAAAATAAACATCTTATTAATAATGATATACTTTCTAAATTTAAAGGCAAATTAATATCAATTAGTAGGTCAGATGTTATAGACAATAAAGCATTATTAGATAATATAGATAATATCTCTCACGCTTATATTGATACTTTAGGAAGTGAATATAGAAATAAATTATTTGATACAAGAAAAATCACCTATACAAAACATACTGCTTGGGAACATAATTTTTCATATGAAAATAACACAACATATTTTAATGATTTAGAACAGCAAATAAAAGATTGTTTGAATGGTTTGATTTTAAAACCTATTTTAAATCGGAGTGAAAGAGTTACGTTTTAATGAGAATAGATACACCAGTTAAAGAATATAATTTAAAAGATAGGAAGATATTTGTTAAAAGGGATGACCTTATGGGTGATGGTAATATATTACCACCGTGGGGTAAAATGTCTGGTATTAATAAATTGTTAGATAGTTTAAATCCTAAATATCCATTAATACATCTTGCTGTCAATGGTTCTTGGAGTGGTTGGGCATTATCATATCTTTGTAAGCAAAAAGGTATTAAATTTATTTACGCATACCCACCATCAAAAACATATTCAGAATTTATATTAAATAAAGCAAGAGAAAATGATTGTGAGTTTCACGAATTAAAACCTAATATGATGGCAATATTATATAATGGAGTTAAGAAATATGCAAAACAAAATGATATACAAATGTTGCCGTATGCATTTGACCATATAGATTATCGTAGTGAATTAAAGAATCGTGCTGAAAAGGTTTTTAAGGAACATTTAGTTGACCATTTAGTTATTTCTGCTGGGTCAGGTGTAACAAGTTCAGGAATTGTCCAAGCATATGCACCAGGTAATGATTTATTTTCTAATTCTATTAAACAAGCACAAGTTATTACAGTATCAAATGAGAGTACAATTAATAAAAAATATAAAAGTCATTATATTTCTTCTAGCAATATTAATGTTTATAAATCAGAATTTAAATTTGATGATATGATGGAAGACTATGAAGTACCATTTCCTTGCAACGGAACTTGGGATAGAAAAGCGTGGAAATGGTTAGAACATAACATAGAAAAACTTGAAGGTGATATTTTATTTTGGAACATTGGAGGCAATATATGAAAGATAAGAATAAAGAAGCAATTAAAATATTAGAAGATTGTAAACTCACTAATGTTTATACACCAGAGGATCAAATTAAATTAGAATTAATGAAGGCAAAGGAGAAAAAGAAATATAATGAGCATAATAGGAATACTTCAAAAGATCCTTTTAAAGGAACCAGTATAGAAGGAAAAGATTAAAGGTGGACGTTGAACTTATAGATAAAATGGGTAGTGACCTATCAGTAGTGAACGCTGCTAGAGTATCATTTGCAAAAATTAAAGATAAATTTGAAGACAAAGATGAAAAGTTAATTAAATATCTTGCAGTACACGGACATTGGTCACCTTTTGCTCACGCCTCATTATCATTTAGAATTAAGGCACCTGTTTTTGTTGCAAGGCAATTAGTTAAACATCAAGTTGGTTTAAGTTGGAACGAAGTGAGTAGAAGATACGTAGATAATAAACCACATTTTTATATTCCATTTATGTGGAGAAAACGTCCTGCTAAGAATATTAAACAAGGTTCAAGTGATGAAGAAATAGAATATGATATTACACATTTAATAAATGTAGCTAAAGAAACTTATAATGATATGTTAGAGGAAGGTATTGCACCAGAAATGGCACGTATGATATTACCTCAATGTATGATGACCGAGTGGATATGGTCAGGTAGTTTATATGCATTTGCTAGGGTGTGTAATTTAAGAAATAAAGAAAATGCTCAAGTGGAAACAAGAATGGTGACACATCATATATCAAAACATATGAAAGACCATTTTCCAATATGTGTGAGGTATTTGTTAGATGGTAATAAATGAATTATAATGGATTTGATGTCTATAAGACATATCTAGCAGTTAAATTACATTTTACTACAACTGCTTATGACTATCATAAATATAACGGAAAGGTGAATGCGAGTTTGGAACAATTTACAAAGCGAAATGATAGATATTTTTTTTATAAACTTTCAAATAGATATGCTAAAGATAGTATTGTTGATTATTTTGTTTCTAATTTTGCTAATAATAATAAAAAATGGATAGGAAATTTACTTGAAGATGATGGACACAAAATCTACTTACGATATAGAAAGTATAGTGAGTCTCTTAATTATAATTTGCGAAGTGACATTGGTCGTATTATTTACGATTTTAATAAGCGTGGTATTACTTTTGATAGTGGTATGGGCGTACATAATGGTCAACACCCAAGAATGCTACGATTACTTATTCAAGAAAAAATTAACTACCAGACCGCCATCATACTTGATAAAGCTATTGCGTTTATCAAAGATTGGGATACACAAATTAAGGAAAAGGTTGTCTGGCCTAATATCTCCACTAAACTCAAAAAATTAAAACCATTTTTAAGATACAATGAAGTAGAAGCACAATTAATATTAAAAGAAACAATACGAGAAGGATTCCAAAATGAAAATTGATTTTATAGCACAAGTAGCAGGTGTTGAAACGACTATGCCTATAATTAAGGCAAGTGAATACAGACACAAATGGATGATTAAGATGGCGCAAGATTATAAAAAACTTGGGACATTTACACAACGAAGTGAATTTGAAAATTCACCTTACCTATCAAAAGAAAAACAAAGACATACATCAAAATGTCCAGGTATTATTGATTATAGAAATCAAGGATATATTGTAAGACTACATCAAGACGTTACGATAGATGTAATTGGTGGTGATAATGAAATTTATAGATATAAAGAACCTTTAAATTATGAAACTTTAGGTGTAAAACAAGAGTTTATTACTCATCACGGAGAAGGAAATTTATATCCTTTTTTTGAGAACTGGCCGAAAGACACATTAAAGAAAATACTTAAAGTTAATATGCCTTGGAAGGTAAGAATACCTAAAGACCATTATCTATTACAAATGCACCCATTTTACCTAGATGATTTTAGATTTACAACTTGTTCAGGAGTATTAGATTGTAATATGGGAATAGGTAGTATTATGGTGCCTATAATGTGGCACTCCACAAAAGGAGAAGAGTTAATCAAAGCAGGCACACCAATAGCACAATTGATACTAATACCTAAAGATGAAATAGAACATAGAAATTTAAATATTGTAACTGATCCTAAATTTAAAGAAGATGAAAGAATAAGTTATTTAATGTTAAAACAACAATTTACAGTTAACTATAATAATATAAAAAAGTTTTGGAAAAAACATTTAAAATGATTAAAGTTATAGATAATTTTTTAGATAAAAACATTTTTGAAGAAATGAAAGAAGTGATAATGGGTAATGCTTTTCCTTGGTTTCATTTTGAACGACCAGTACTCAACCATCTCCAGTATGATTGGGATAAAACCCCACAGGAAATAGAAAATGAAGATAAGAAAGTTGGTAATTATTTTTTCTTTGTTCATACGTTATACGACAATCAAACGTTTCAACATTTTAAGGACAAAAATGTATTTGAAATAATGAACCCAATTACCTCTAAATTAAAGGTGAAAGAATTGATAAGAGTAAAAATAAATTTATATCCTAATCAAGGCAAACTGATTGAACATACTTGGCACGAAGATACAGATTATAAACACAAAGGTTGTTTGCTTGCTTTAAATACTTGTGATGGCTACACAAAGTTTAAAGATTGTGGTACCAAAATTGATAGTGTTGCAAACAGAGCAATCCTTTTTGATCCATCTGTTACACATACTGGTACAAACACAACAAATGTTCCAAGGAGAGTTAATATAAACTTTAACTATTTTTAATGAAAAGAGATATGGACCAAATGATTAAAACTCTTATGAACAAGGGTTATAAAATCAACAAGAGAACTATCTATGCAATGCGACAAGTACCACGACATAAGTTTTGTGTGGGTGGGGCATTTGCCTATGAAGATAGACCACTTGAAATAGGTTATGGTCAAACTATATCACAACCTTTTATGGTTGCATATATGACTCAACAACTTGGTATTAAACCTTTAGATAAAGTGTTAGAGATAGGTACAGGTTCAGGTTATCAAACTGCTGTGTTGGCAGAATTAACAACAGATGTATATTCAGTAGAAAGAATTTTTAAATTATCACAAAGAACACAAAGATTATTGTTAAAATTAGGTTATGAACACGTGAAATTTAAAGTAGCTGATGGTCACAATGGTTGGAAAGAACACGCACCATATGATAGAATTATTGTAACAGCAATGGCAGATAAAGTACCATATGAATTACTTAAACAATTAAAAGATAGTGGTAAAATGATTGTGCCTGTTGGTGACAAGATAGTAGAGATTATTAAAAAAGAAGAGAAGGCAGGTGTACCAATTGTTAAAGAAGAAAGTTTAATAGGGTGTACTTTTGTTCCACTTGTTAAAGGTTAAAATGAAATGGATGATATTATACTTTGCTTGTATGTTTATATATTTAAGTTTTGTAATTTATATGACGCATAATCATATCAATTATTTTGGACATTTTGTAAGATGATAAACGGAGAAACTTTAGAAAAGAAAATGAATGGTACTTGGACTATTAAAGAAATAATAGAAGCGATGGATAGGATAAATGAATGAAAGTGAAAGAAAATTAACAGAAAAAGAAGTTAGAGAAGAATATAAACTACAACGTAAAAATAAGATTTTTGCACATTGTTGGCCTGCTAACAACGATAGTTTTTATGAGTGGTGCTCACAATACATAGACTATAAACACATAACAAAAAAGAAAAAATGATACGAGTATTTTGTATAGGCAATGGTGAAAGTAGAAAAGATAAAGATTTATACAAATATAAATCATTTGGTAAAATGTATGGGTGTAATGCCATTTATAGAGACCATCCTGATTTATGCGATTGTTTAACTTCCGTTGACCACGGAATGATACACGAAATATATCATAGTGGTTATGCACAAAAGGTTCCTTGCTATTTTAGAGGTTGGACACCTGTGCCTGCATTTACATACGATAAAGTAATTGCAGATAGTTTGTCTGTAAAAGATGTTGAAGAGGCAGTTAAAAAAGGTATACTGATAACAAATGAACGTGGTGATTCAAAACAATATGTTATACACGGTGGTAATTTACAAGGTATTGTTGCAATATTAAAAAAAGATGGAGGTATAATTAAAAAGGACGTTAATCACGCTACAGTTAAAGTTAGTTGGATTAAAGAACCAGATTATTCACACTCACTAGATGATATTGATGAACCTAAAGACCACGGTTGGGCTTGTGGAGCTACATCTGGTTTGGTTGCTGCTAAAGTAGAGAGACCTAATGAAATATTTTTAGTAGGACACGATTTATATAGTCATAATAAATTTCTTAATAACTTATATAAGAGTACTAAACATTATACAGCAGAAGGAAATAGTCCTACACCTGCTATCAATTGGATTAACCAATGGAAGATTATGTTTAATCGGTTTCCACAGATACAGTTTTATAAGGTTAATCTATATAATGATGGACGAGATAAAGTAAGTGTACCGATTGAAGAGTGGTATAGTACTTCTAATTTAAAATACATAGATTATTCCACGCTTGACTCTTTACTAGGTTTATGATATATTAGAGAGTATAAATAAGAAAGAGATAGCGATAATATAGCTAACACAAATACAACATACAATTAATACAAAGGAGATATAATTATATGGATTTTGAAACATTAAAATCATCATCAAGTAACTTTGATAAGATAACAAAGGCACTTGAAACAAACCTCAATCCTGAGGATAAAGCAAACAAGAATAAGTATCAAGACGATAGATTCTGGAAACCAGAACTAGATAAAACTGGAAACGGTTATGCTGTTTTAAGATTTTTACCTGCGTCTGAAAAGGAAGAAATGCCTTGGCAAAGAGTATGGTCACACGCATTTCAAGACAAAGGCGGTTGGTACATTGAAAATTCATTAACAACTTTAAGTACTAAAGATCCAGTTAGTGAAGATAATACTAGATTATGGAATACAGGTGTTGATAGTGATAAAGATATTGCTCGTAAGAGAAAAAGAAAATTATCATATTATTCTAACATTTATATTGTAAGTGATCCAAAACATCCTGAAAATGAAGGTAAAGTTTTCTTATACAAATTTGGTAAAAAGATATTTGATAAGATATCAGAAGCAATGCAACCACAATTTGAGGATGAAAAAGCAATCAACCCATTTGATTTTTGGAAAGGTGCAAACTTTAAACTAAAAATTAGAAAAGTTGATGGTTATTGGAACTATGACAAGTCTGAATTTGAAGGAGTTACGCCAGTAGCAACCGAAGACGCTGCTATTAAAGCAATATGGGCGAAACAATATCCTTTAAAAGCTTTTGTGGACCCTAGTAATTTTAAAACCTATGACGAACTCAAAGAGAAACTGAATAGGATAATTATGGGAACACGAAACACTAGTACCGTGGAAACTGTAGACCTCCCACAACAGACTAACGGTAAAGTGAAAAAAGTTGATGTAAGTCACTCTAAACCTGCTAGCGAGGAAGACGATACGTTGTCTTATTTTAGTAAATTGGCAGACGAAGAGTAGACCTTTCTCTCTCAAAAATACGTTAAACTTTAAGGGCACCTAGTAATAGGTGCCCTTTTTCATTATAAATATACATATGGTAAATATATTTGACCCCATAATAGATAGACAAAAGGGGGCGTTAAAGGCAGCGTCCTGGTATAAAAATGCTGTGAGTACTATCGCTGGTAAGGCAGGATCACGTACTCTTATGAGAAGTGGTAAGTTGAATGCTAGACCTAGTGCAGGTCGTTTGAATTTTTATTTTTATGACCCTAAAGGCAAAAAGACATTACCTTATTATGATATATTTCCATTAGTGTTGCCTATAGATACATTTAGAGGTGGGTTTGTAGGGTTGAATTTTCATTATTTACCCTATGGGTTGAGATTTAAATTATTACAAGAGTTACAAAGATATGCTAGTAATACAGATTTTGACCGTACTACAATAATAAATGCGTCATATAATACACTTAAAAATATAAGTATGATTAAACCAACAGTTAAGAAATATTTGTGGAAGCACGTTAGGTCAAATTTTTTAAGAATAGATGTTGATGAAATGGCAATTGCAGTATATTTACCTGTACAACAATTTAGAAAAGCAACACCACAAAGAGTGTGGTCAGATAGTAGGAGAGTAGTTTAATGGCAATATTCAGAGCAGGCAAACGTATCGGTAATATGGATATCCGAATAGGACTTCCAAGAGATAGGTCAATGGAAAGAAAGAAATTCACTAGAGAAGGTGAAGAATTTTTAAGAAGAAAAATGACTATCGGTACCAGTAAATCAACAGCTATTGGTAGATTTATTTCAGAAATAAACAAAGGTGAAGGTGTTGCTAGAGCAAATAGATTTTTAATTAGATTATATCCACCAAAGGATATTATTGACAATAATGCAAATATACCTCCATCATTGAGAGGTATGGATAAAGATAATCTTATTAATGATGATAATATGAAACGAAATGTAGAGTTGATGTGTACTAACATTGTATTACCACATAGGGATGTAGCAAATGAAAATTTTGTGACCTATGGACCAGGTAGAAAAATGCCTTATGCATATGTTTATGATTCTCAAATTTCTGCTACGTTTATGGGAGATAAGTTTTTAAGACAAAGAGCATTTTTTGAAACTTGGCAAAAGAAAATGTTTAGTACTGTAACTCATAATTTAAATTACTATGACGCATATGTAGGTCAAATGGATATCTATCAATTAGGACAGTATAGAGAAAGTTCTAAAGATGGAGATTATGAAGATAATTATAGAATGACCTATGGTGTAAGATTGCACGAAGTATATCCAGAAACAATTGGAGAAATACAGTATCAATCAATGGTAGATGATATGATACCTATGGACATACCTGTAAAGTTTGCATTTAGAACTTGGGAGAATTTAACATTAGACGCCATTAATGCAGTTGGTTTTGGTACAAGTATTCCTGATATGCCAAATATTAAACCTGCTCCTAATTATGGAATTATTGGTGGAATATTATCAAAAATGCCACCAGAAATTAGACGTGCAAGTAAACAAGTTATAGAGAAAATTAGAAGAGATATACCGATTGGTAAAGGTACAGGAGGTAGAGTATTTCCACCATTCGTTATTAATAAGTAATATATAATAAAAAGGAGAAGAGATTATGGCATTGCCTATAATAGAAACAGCGACATATGAGTTGACGTTACCATCAAAGGACGTTAAGGTTAAGTACAGACCTTTCCTTGTAAAAGAGGAAAAAGTATTGTTAATGGCATTAGAATCAAAATTGCCTGAAGAAATGACTAGTGCTTTGAAACAGATTTGCCACGCTTGTACATTTGGCACTGTAGATATTAATACACTACCTTTATTTGATGTAGAGTATATTTTTTTACAGATAAGAGCAAAGTCAGTTGGTGAGATAGCAACACTTAAATTGTTATGTCCAGATGATAAGGAAACTTATGCTGAAGTAGAAATAGATTTGTCTAAAGTTGAGGTACACGTTGATGAAGACCACTCTAATAAGATTGAGCTTGATGAGAAGAAAAAGATTGGGATTGTTATGAGTTATCCTACAATTAATACAATTGATCCAAAAATTAATAAAGAAGGTAAGAAGACTCAAGTGATGTTTGATATGTTGGTCAGTACAATTCATCAAATATATGAAGGAGATAAAATACATACACCTTCTGATTATACTAAAGAGGAGTTGCATAAATTTATAGAGAGTTTAGACAGTAAAGCATATAAGAAAATTAACGATTTTTTTGATAGTATGCCTAAATTGAAGCAAGAAATAGAAATAGTGAACCCGAAGACAAAGAAGACAAGTAAATTAACCTTGCAAGGGTTACAGGATTTTTTCGTATTGCCCTCTCTCACGAAAGTTTAGAGAATTATTTTCAAGTGAATTTTGCGTTAATGCAACACCATAAATATTCACTAACTGAACTTGAAAGAATGGTACCTTGGGAGAGGGAAATATATGTGAATATGTTATCAAAGCATATAGAACAGGAAAATGATAGGATTAGGCAAAGAAATCAACAGAATAAATAGGGGTATATGGCTGACGATTTAATTAAAGTAAAAAAGACAACCGAAGAGTATGAACTAAAGAAAAGCGACCTTGTTCCAGATGAAGGTGAGGATGCTCCTACTTGGTATAATAAGACAGCAGGTCTATTAGACAAGTTTAGAGTCATACCTAGATTGGTAATGTTGTCATATATCTATGCCTTTTATAAATCAGTAACTTGGTTTATGCAATTACCTGACCCAACCAATTCACAAGCAATGTTTATATCAACTATTGTTGGTGCTGGTGCTGCCTTCTTTGGATTATATGTTGGCAAACCAGGTGCGAAATTACCTAAAAATAAGAAGTAAGGAGATTTATGAAAATATCGGATCAAACAGCAATTTCAATGCCTATGCGTAATTTATTATCCATAGTGGCTGCTGTTGGTATTGGAATTTGGGCATTTTTTGGTGTGATTGAGCGTCTAAATAATTTAGAAACTAAATCTACTTTAGCAGAAAAAGATTTAAGTAGTGAAGTG